TGCAGAACAAACGCAAGATTTTTTAAAAATTGACATGATAAAATATGAACCAAGATCTCTTGGACAAGCAGAAGGAGAAGAAAGACTTGGACTTGCTGCCGATCGCAAGCAGGGTCAAACAATTGGATCATGTTACTTACCAATTGCGGGTGGTATACAAGATACGAATGCAGTTACATTTGGAAGTGAAAATATGAATGTTATTCAGGCAGAAGCAGCATTCGCTTCAATGGGTATAATAGAAGGTGGTGCTGAGGGTGCTAGCGCGGTAATAAAAAGTCTCACGGGAAGAATCCAGTCAAATAAACCAGAGGTTATAAAAGGTATTGCTGCGTTCTTTGCTGGTGCTGCATCAGGAACAGGACAACAACTCTTGCAAAGAGCAGCGGGTGCAGTCTTTAATCCTAATATGGAACTGCTTTTTAATTCTCCATCACTGAGACCTTTTAACTTCACTTATAAATTGTCTGCAAGGAATTCAAAAGAAGCAGATATGATTATTAGAATCATTAGATTCTTTAAGCAAGGAATGGCACCACAAAGAACTACATCCAATCTCTTCCTTAAAACTCCACATACTTTTAAGTTGGCATACAAACAGAAGACTGAAGATCACAAATACTTAAATAAGTTTAAAGAGTGTGCTCTACAATCTTTACAAGTTCAGTATGCACCAGAAGGAACCTATACAACATTCAGTGATGGAAAGATGGTTTCTTATAAACTTTCTTTTACTTTCCAAGAACTTGAACCAGTATTTAATGATGATTATGGAAATGATAGTGTCTTCCCAACAGAGATAGGTTTCTAAAATGGCAAATCCTTACTTCCGTAATCTACCAGACGTTGAATATGTAAATACTACCCCTGATGGTAGAAGTATATCTGATTATGTTACTGCTAAAAATTTATTTAAAAAAGGAAAATTAAGAGAAGACATTGCTGATAAAGCATCTTTCTTTGAAAAATATTCAATCATAGGTAATGATCGTCCAGACAATGTTGCATATGAAATTTACGGAGACGCAACATTAGATTGGGTTGTCTTACTTTCAAATAATATCATCAACGTTTACAAAGAATGGCCTTTAGATCAATCTACTTTTGATGCTTATCTGTCTGAAAAGTATCTCGATATTTTTGAAGAAGATACGGATACTCTTTTACTATCAGGTATTCATCATTATGAATCAGTAGAGATAAAAAATACTCGTGGAACAATTATTTTTCCTAAAGGATTGCAAGTTGATAACAATCAAAGTTTAACTTTTTATGATGAAGCATTAGAAAAGGAAGTTTATATTTCTAATGTAGCTGTTCCCGTTACTAATTATGACTACGAAGAGAAAATAAACAATGACAAAAGAAATATTTCTATTCTTAAACCAAAATATCTAAATGTCGTCTTTGATGATCTAGAAGAGATGATGGCATATAAAAAAGGTTCCACTCAATATGTGAGTGAAACCCTTAAGCGTGGTGATAATATTAGAATATATCAATAATCACTCATCAGCAAGGCGCTGGAAGTAAGAGAGTGCATCATCCTCGTCCTCATCTTTAGAGACTACAGGTGCTGCAGCAGGAGGTTTGCTTGACTCAAAGTTAGGAGTGAATGAACCACGATCAGTTTCTTCATTCTCAACCTCTTCATCAAGACGAGGACGGGAAGAAGACTTCTGACCCAGAACCATTTGTAGACGATTCTGCAGTTGTTCGTAGGTCTTGAATTGATCCGCAGCAGTCAAACCAGCAAGAGAATACTCTTCCTTCCACAGTGCTTCTAGTGCATCGTCATCATCAAGCAGAGCACTAGGACGATCAAACTCGGACTTGTCATAGTTCCAGTAACCATCCTTACGGACGATCTTCAGTTTGAAGTTAGCACCCTCCCAGAAATCAAAGGGGTTGATAGGAGTCTCATCCTCAAACTCTGGTTGCATTGCTTCCATGATCTTGTCAAAGATCTTCTTACCAAACTTGTAGAGGAAGACCTTGCCTTCATTACCAGGGTTTGCTTTGTCCTGCACAACATAGATGTTGGCATAGTAGGACAACTTACGCTTTTGCTTACGTGCGATCTCTTTATCAGACTCAACACCAGAATTCCAGAGTTGGCTGTTGTGCTCTGACACAGGATCCTTCTGACCGATAGTAGTCAGGGAGTTTTCAATGTACCACCCACCAGTGCCTTGGAAGGCATGAGTATACATCTTGGCCCAAGGAAGTTCTTCTCCATCAGGTGCAGGCAGAAAACGAATGACTGCAAAACCATTACCAGTTTTATCTACTTCTGGTTTCCAGAGACGGTCATCTCCACCGCCACCAGTGTTATTCATCTTCTCAACTTCCTTTACCAGTTTAGAGGTAAGGGAACCGAGAGAGGATTGCTTCTTAAGATTTGCGAAAGACATAGGATTAATCGGATTAGTTAGATTTGGCTTGTGTGTACAACGGTATTATACCGTCAGGATTGACCGTTGTCAATCTGTTTTCTCATAATGGCGAGCATCTCTGTCATCTTATTAAACACAGAGTTCATATCAACATCTTTAGAGAGACCCATCATAGAAGCAGAGTCAGTGATTCTTTCTAACATCATCTTTGCTTCTGGGTCATCAGATAAACGAAGACGAGCATAAAGAATCTTTTGTTTTTCTATGAGTCGTTCTAATAAATCAACTTGATGTAGTTTGTCCTCATTACTGAGGATAGGAAAGTGCATAAACTTACCATAGACTTCATCTTGAAGTTCACTAATTTCAGTCATCTCTGACCTAACAATTTCAGAGTCAAAGAAACTCATAGGACTACCTGCTTAAGAATTTTTTTATAACGTTGTACATTAATATTTAGAAACGGAGAATATTTTTTTATTCTCATACTGACGGTTTCCCACACAGGGTCTTTGAGATGGGAGTCAAAGTTTTCTCTAAATCCTAGAATTTTATCTAAGATTACTAGAGTTTCAATCGATATATTTTTTCTCAAATATTCTTTTAGAATTTGTGGATGCCTTGTCCCATCCATTACAAACATGGAATCGAAGTTACCATCACTAAAAATAGATTCAACTTCTTCTTTAAAGATATAAGATAGAGATTGATTTCTTTTTTTCCAGTCAGTGTATCTACCCTCACCTTCACGAATCATTTCTCCAATCCAAAGTTTTCCTGGGTCCGTGCAGGTGATAAAGTTGGACACAAAAAAATCAACAACTTCTTTGTCATCTTTATTACGTGCTAGTTTTTCAAACCAGAATCTATCTTTACGCTTATAGAATGATTGAACAGTCGCACGACTTTTACCACAATATTTGTGGTAATCATAAGTGTCCTTGGTGAAATGATTTTTCAGTGACAAGTAACAACGATAACAATCAAAAGGCATCATAAAAAAAGTAATAGGGTGATTTTTTTGGCGGAATTTTTTCGCCCCCTTTTAGAATTAAAAGACTAATTTTGCACGGGAAGTCTTCTTCAAGAAGTTTAGTTCCATTGCTTCATACTTAATCTTTTCCTTCAATGGTTTTGGAATTAGTTTAGGAACAGAGTTTAAATCAATAGAATTGAGTTCACAGAAATGCACAATGGCATCAATGTAATTCATATCCTTATGTTTTTGTACAAGAAATTCAATTTCTTGTGCGAAGCGAGACGGGCAAAAGAATTTGGTTTCAAATGCCTTTTCTAGTTCATTCTCCATCTTCTGACCTAATATTGTGAGATACAAATTCTTTAATATACCGAACTAATAATTTAATATAATCGTTTTTGTTCCGTTTGTCAAATACTTCAACCTCACCATCAGGAGTTACCATAATAGTGATAAGTTTTTTAACAGGAATACCAGTCAACTCATAGTAAGCAGAGGCATAGAACATTTCTTGAACGAAATAGTTTTCTAACCAAGCTTCTGGTTTTATCTTTTCTGAAGTCTTGAAATCGATGACTGCTAGTTCTCCATCGTATTCTGCGATGCAGTCAACCCTACCCGCCAATCCAAGATACTCCGAATACAGAGTTCTTTCTATAGCGTGTATGTTATTTATACGATCTAGATATGGTGTGGCATGATGAAACATAAACTTGGTTAGAGGTCTAAACTCATCCCAATTAATTTCTTTGTTCAACATATAAAGTTCAACTGCCTCATGGAAATCTGTTCCTCGTGCAGTTGCTTTCTTTGTAATTCGATTTGCTTCCTCAATACCAACTCTCTTACGCCACTTGGTAAAGATCTGTCGGTTATAAAAAGAGGTTACAGATGTAATAGAAGGCACCCACTCTCCATTCGGAAGATTGTAGAGACGGATGCCATTCTTTTCTTTCTTATTAAGTTCAAGGTCACCAAGATAATTACAATGAGTGAAATTCATAAATTTAAATCAAGTTTAGCAAGTAGATATTCTTTGCAAAGACCTGAACGTACAATATCATCAACGCCAAACTCAATCATTTCAACTGATGGCATGACTCGTAGTATTCTCATAAAATCCATAATACCATTTCTCTCATTCTGCTTTGTTAAATCAGTTTGAGTGGCATCACCACAAAACATAATCTTGGTGTCTTCGCCTACCCTTGTGATTATACTATCAAGTTCATGGAAATTCAAGTTCTGAAACTCATCAACAATAATGATAGCCTTATCAAGAGTCGTTCCACGAATAAATGATGTGCTCCAGAAACTAATTGTCCCTTGAGTTTTCAGATTGCCGTAGAGCATTTCAAAGTCTGCATCCGTAGGGAGAGCAAACATATACTTAACCATATTCTTATAAGGAATCTGGAAAAGTGCAGACTTATCTTCGTGATCTCCCGGAAGAAAACCAATCTCTCTAGTTGCTACAAGAGATCTAACAATGTAAATCTTTTCGTAAGGAGAGTTCTCATCAAGAACATCTTGTAGAGCATTATAGAGAGTAATAAATGTTTTACCCGTTCCTGCAGCACCATATGCAACAACATTTTTGTCGTTTTCATATGCTTCAAAAAGAAGTTTTTGATTCTCAGTCAGTGGATCAATTTCCCTCATCAAGTCTGAGTTGATGGGTTTTTTCCTCTTCATTTGCTTAACAGTTAGACCAACTCCTATTGGTTGATCAGGATTCTTTTTTCTTCTAGGCATTTAGAAACTATAATCACGATTTTTACGGACATTGGCACCAGGTTGTCTGGATGCTCTGTCTAGGATTTCGTTCCATCCACTTGAGTTAGCTTCACCCTTGTATTGCATGTCGCCTACTTCACCAGGACTAGCACAACCAGCAGACCAATCCTTGTCCCAGTCAGGATTCTCTTTTCTCCATTCGGAATATTGTTTCATTGTCATGGAGAATTCCTTTCTTTCTCCAGTTTCTCTATTAATAACAGGGTATGTTGGCAATGGTAAACCTCCTTTATTATGTGAATATTTATTACCAATCCATTGCTTCCGCAACAGAAGGGAACTGTTCGCAAAAAATCTTTTTACATCCTAATGCAATATCCATATGTTCTTTCTGTGTTCCGTTAGCAGAACGCAAATCGATATAATGAATCCATGAGCGAACTGAGCCCGTCATGTAAATTTTTGTGGGTACGGCCAAAGGAAGCACAAAACGAGCACACTCCTTTGCAATCGATGCATCAAGCATTTCTTGATACAGTTTCATTCCTTCTTCAAAGTGTCGTTGCATTTTGATCTGAAACTCTTGACGTGTGAACGGGTCAATATCATCAATAGAATTCTGACGATTCTTGGTGTCTTGTCTGCGTAGTTCAGGTAGAGGGATCTTCTCTGCAAGTAGGGAAGAATCAGCATATCGTTGTGAAAATTCTTGATATGTAAAACTCCTATGACGAAGCACTTGAGCTGCCAATCCTCTGGTAGTATTCAACTCTAAAGTCATGTATGCTTGTTCAAAAATACTCCAGTGTTGGTGCTTTACACAATACTTCAGCAACCCAGAAAACTTTTCATTCTCTTGGTTTGCAGGGTTTGATACTCTAGCACAGTATGCCATGTGCTTTTCTGCGTCAGGAGTGACGCTAATCAGTTTAATCGGGGTATCCGTCATCGTCTCCTTCATCAAATACTTCGTCGTAGTCGTTTAGATATGGTGTAGTGTTTTCATACTCATATGCTTTAACATCAGAATAGACTTCTGATTTCAAGGCTTCTACAAGCAACTCTAGGTTTCGGACGATCAACTTAAGTTTGTCTTTTTCCATACAGTAATATCGCTTGCCCTACATTATACCATAAAAAAAGAGGGGTCGCAATGCCCCTCTTTCTTTAAACTAATAGATTCTTACATATTCGTTTACATGTTTGATGTGTATCATCGCACTCAATCAAGCAGTCAAAGTAATCATTAACCAGATCCGATTCGGAACTGTCTAGTGTGTCCTCAAAATGATTCCATTCTGCTAATTGATTTTGCGAAATAAGGTTGTGCATTCTCACTCTCCATGTGATAGGACAATAATGAAAAAAGAATCAGTGCATAGGCTTTTACCTTCTAATTCTATACTATCTAGACAAGTTTGTGTTAATTCACTAACATTTGTTAATTCGTAACATAACAACAAAAAAAGAGAGGGTTCTTAACCCTCTCTACGTTTCACTTTTTGTAAGTACGCCCACGATAACAAAATGTACCGTGAGTTTCATTTGATTCATGACCACATGCATCATACTCAACACCACGATATGCAGTGTGAGTGATCTGTGCGTCGTGAAGAGCAGATGCTTTGTTGATCTGCTTCTTAATCATGAGTAGGGTATTCATTGTAGTGACTCCTAAAGTAGTTGGTTAATTTTACACCTTTAACCCTTTCGGGTGATCCGTGTTCTTCCGTTCCTTTAGTCGTTTGCGTCCCAATACCAATCACATTCTGGAGCAGATTCCTTAATGGTTATTATCAACTCGTTCTTAATAAATTGATTAAGATCTTCGTGTGATTTAAC